AAGGTGTGCACGCCAGCTAGATAGAGATTCTGGATAACCATTATCACTCGATCAATACCTCACAGGCGGTCCCTTTGCATATTGCGAATATATAAATACCACACACAATACATGTAGGTACTTAGGTGAGAAGCTCACACTACAATTATCACAATATCATAAAGCACACATAATTATAGGGAGCAAGCTCCAGATAACTATTCATTTATTCATGTTTCATCCCAAGCAGAGAGTGCATATCACGCTTCACATCTTCAACAGTATGCCTCTCTGTATTCTCTTCACCAGGTCCAAGATTTCCATCCAAACCAAATAGCCGAGTGTTTGATCCACGAATAGCTGCAGCTTTCATCTGCGTGTGTGCTTCTCTAGCCCTGTTCGTAGTTTTTGATGTGACTACGTAAAAATCAAATGCATATCGGGCTAAGCTTATGTCATTCAATCCTCTAAGTGCTCCCCACCTAGGCATATATCTCTCCGTGACATTACGCATTGTTATGTATGCCTCAGCGGCATCAGAAAAATGTGCCATAATTTGCCGAAAAGTAGGCTGAGCGTTCTCAATAATGGGCTTTAACTGGTAGACTAGTTGCTCACCCTTGTCCATCATACTCCATGTACCATTTAAATTTGGTGATGTCCCATTCTCTATGCACCACACCATCAAACCACCTAACAAAGTTGTGAACTGTTCTTCGTCCTCTATGGCATACTCACGTTTTACAGCATCACACCATGCATCATATTGCTCCCTAGTTGCGATGGCGTTTGACAAATCAAACTGATCAGGCTTGTATTGAAGCAAGAACTCGACGTTAATTGCAGTTTTTCCTCGATACCTTGGGAGACGCATTTTCCCTGTCATCGGTTTAATTCGAGGGATAATAAAATTTGTACTACCAGCATCAACGTCACGATCCCGAATTGGCGCAATTTGTGTGGAGGCTCTGGGTGGCGTGCTTGATGAAGATGGAGCTGACGTGGTCGTGGGTTGTCCAAATGTGCTTGGGGCTGTTGTAGTGGTTGTTGATGATTGAGTCCCTCTTGCGCTGCCACCTGCATCAATAGTACGGCTTGGGTCATCATCGTTGGTTGACTCCGTTCCAGATTGAAATTCAACCCAATTAATTGTTTCATCAGATGTCTCCAATGAGTTCAAGATATATTTTTCATAATACCTTCTAAGTTCATCGCTTGCAGGTTCCTTTGATGTGTATAGTCTTCTCAGCGCGATTTCAGATATATATGGAAGTAAACAATCCTCTGAAACTTGCCTGAAGTCATCCTGTACACTAAGCCACATATAAAACTTACGTATTTGCTGCAACAAATCCGGATAACCCCAAGCTTCAATCATAGCTGCGCATATCGCTTCAGCCCGGTGTAGTGGTGTGTCACTTCTATTCCATTCAAGTATTGACACAATACGCTCCATCTCAAGTTTTGGTATATACAGATCGTCAATTATAAGCCCTTGGTGTGACATATACCATAAATTTGATCTATCAGTTGTCCGATTTGAAAAGTCATACTTTAGACCCAATGCCAGAAAGTTTTCCTGCAGTTTGTCAAGTGTACAAGCTTTATCTGGTTTTATGGCCATAATTAAATCATCACCATTTGCGAAAAATACAATGTCTCGTTTAATGTCATCGTGATTCCAGCCTTCTTTTATCAAAGAATAGTGCATAGCAAGAACAACCATTAATGTATTATCTACAACGGTAGATGGTTGTCCGCTATTATTTCCCTTAAATTTCTTGACCACTGTACCATCTGGAACTAGTATTGGTGTATACACAATCTCAGTGTACAAATTGCGCAACATTTGCTTCCCTTCGTCCCAATCTTCTGCGAACTCAAGTCTCAATCGAAGAATTGAGTTAATTAAGTATGGAGACAGTGAACTATCAAACTGCGAGCCATCAGCATCACAATAAACCCAGCCATCTGGTAACTTCCGCAACAATTGATCCCAACCAGTATAAAATTTAGTCATACCGACAGTCCAAGGACATTCAATGTGTTTATCATAAAACAAGTTGTTGAAATCATCCACACATACTTTACCTCCAAGTAATGTGTCTAACGGAGCTGCTGTGAACACGCGTGTTTTGTTTAACTCATTCTTTTCATTTGGCCGTAATTCAGCTTTCAAAGATCCATTCCATATGCCTAGATATCCTTTGTATAGACGAAGACAACTCTGGAATATAATCTCATCCTTTTGATGATTGGTGTAGCCCTCAAAATAATCCCTCTTCTTCCCAGCGTACATTGCTCCAACAGCGGCCTTCATATTCAAACTCTGAAATATCTCGTCAGTATCTGTGATGAACTTCCTTCCTTCAAACCCATGGCTACGTAACAATGAAGCAGTGAAATTGTATGCATTTTCGAATGTATCACAGTCAACCACGCCAACAATTAGCTCGCCAGAGTATTTTAACAAATCTTTCAAGAATGCCTTGCGATTTAACCGGCTTGGACCATAATGAGACATGAGCGGCCTAAAGAAATCTTCAGCACCCTTATGTTCAGCTAAGTATCGGCTAAAATGTTGACATTTCCCGCGGACTACATGTTTCGTTACAAGATTGCTACAGCTCATCGCCACACATTGTAGATTGCCTTTAATCTCATTAGCGACCCACATCTCATCTCTATGCTGGAATTCAACAGAATTGTTCTTTGTGATTAGATCAAAAAGCTCTTTAACAGGCTTAAACAAGCCTTCAGGTTTCGATTCTCTCAATCTCAAATCGCCCCATGCGATCATATCAGTGTTCAGCTTCCAGTGTTTGTTCCATTCCAGATTATCTAGTTTTTGAATGAACTCATTTTCAAAATCGAGTGGGACCGCTGAGAAATAATTCTCCTCCTGTTCAAGGTGTGATAGACTATGGATGCCTAAAATGAAGCCATCTTTTGTTGAAACCATAGGTAAACCACAATCACCTTTCTTCGTATCAATCCAATGCTTCCAAAAACACCCACCTTCTTTGTGATACGTAACTGAAGTCTCAGAAACCGTAGTGTGCGTACTATTGGTTTGATACAACGTTCCAATCATTATAACTCGCTCTCCTTCAGTTGGTGCTCTAAATCTTAGTTTTTGTGGGAATGGTGGGACATCCTTAGGCAATTTCAAGATCACGATATCGCATAATCCCACTTTAGCAATACTTATCGTAGTTGTATCTGGAATCGTATGTAATCCTCGCTTACTACGAATTGTCAAAGACCCATTGTTTTCTTGGAACAAATGTGAGTTTGTTATGATGTACGACCCATAACCTAAACCATGCACCCCAGATGAATTTGCTGTGTTCGTTAGTGAACATATGCTCTGTGCAATGTTATCATAGTTACGTGGGCCTCGGCATAGTGACTTACCCTCAAACTCAACTGGCGTCTCATTTTTGATAGGGACCTCTTTGGATGGTATCACGCGCGCTGGGCCGGTCTGACGTAGTTCAAATTCACGTTCTGGATATCCGGATATTGTGGAGCCGCTACGACACAATAATTGTGGGTTGTGTGGCGTTAAGTCAACTTCTAATGCATTCATTGCATTTTCTTTGACAAAGTATGCTTTAATCCCAGTCCCCTCTTTTAACTTTTCCCGCACATAATCATCTTCATAGGACATGACGTTCCGAATATTCCCAAGCTCATCTTGGATGAGCTGGATGGGAGCATTAACATTCTCGTCTCTCGTAGCGCCTGTTACTGGGTCAAGAAATCTAATATATGAATAATCTGTTGGGTCGAATCCATACATATTCACAAACTTTCGTGTCTTCTTTCCAATACCCACAGTTTTCGATGAACCTTTCACTTTTCCGCGACGTGTAAATGCTTCACCAAATAAATGTTCGATAGTTCCATCATCCCCGTACGCCTCTCGTCCGAGCTTCTTGTCCCTCGCATCGCGAAACTTGAGTTTTTGAAATTTTCGCTTTCCTTCAAATGCGACATAGTTGTCAATCGTTGCTTTGTAATGTAACACAAGCATAGTGATGCCGCCAAACAGCACAATGACTGCGACCAAGAAGTCTTTGCATATTAAACTACCATGCCATCGTCCTTTCAAATGCAAAGCACGCGCCATATCATCCGAATTCTGAAATTCGACCAAGTTTAGAAAACCATGCGGCACCAAATTGCTCTTGTTAGTGATGTCGATATCCATGTGACTAAATGTTTGCAGCCGAGCGATGCTATTCTGGATTATCTTAATGTTCTCAGTTGTGTGGTCAGCCATATACCTTCGCCTTAAACTGCTGACGATCCCATCTAACGACCAACCAGCGACTCGAATGTTGCTGCAAAGGGACTCATAGTATGCCTTCTTCTCCATTTCCCTAGCGAGTAGGTGTTCGAGGACACCAAGTGTGCGGGGAATTGCAAACGAATCGCAACTGAGAGTGTATGCAATTGAGCATGCACTCGCTGTTGTGAGTCGTCCAAACCCAGCATCAGTTTTATTCTCTTTCACAATTTTCCAAAGCTCTGTGTAGAGTGTATCAGGGATTCCCCGTTCTGCAAACGGTAAGTATACATTTGGCTCACAATTGATCCTAACACCTAATTTGTCATATTCTCCGACGGACAACCAATGTGCAACGCAACTATTGGGAATTGCTAATTTATTGAGTTTGACCTCAGAATCCCGTAGACGGTACTTCTTGAGCAAATTGAAAATCAGTGGATGCATTGTTCCGTTGTAATGCACTAACTCCGCAAGAAAGAAGAAAGATAACTCAAATTGGCACATCACTCTAGCCTGCTGCACTGTACATTTAGCCAGCAATGATGTTGATACATTTTGTGTCATAACTGGCAATCCATATGTGAAACAGAGAAATGCGGCCTCAGTGGCAATTATTGTTGGAATTTCCCCAAAACCTTTCTCAGTATGTCCAATTCGTAACGCGAACCCTGGTTTGACTCTTCCGACACGTCCCAACCGCTGGACCCGTTCACCAAATCCAATAGCACATTTCTTATAACGTATGCACCGATTGTCTGACTCCAAATCAGCAACAACCTTCACTCCGAAATCCACTACGACATCTATATCCAACGTGACGCCATTCTCAATAATGTTCGTGGCAACTACAAAATGCTTTTTGTGACTTGTCCCACAGGTGACAATCTGCACGCTTCCAACCTTCATGGTTCGTCCATCAATCTTTGTAACTTTATGTCCCTTTTCCAGTAGAAGATTACTGAGCTGATCAACCTCGTTGTAACTTGCCACATACACTAAAATATTATTTCCATGCTGCACAACATCAACATTTGAACCAGTTCCCTGTTCCTGCACGAATCGCTGAAACGTCAGATGTTCCTCAACAGCGATTTTGACTGTGTGCTGTGTTTTAAATTCACACTCTCGCCCAGGTGGTGTGGCTGACACTTTCAAAATCTTCCCTTTAAATGCATACTCCTTGAGTAGACAATAGAACGCCATTGCTGAAGCATCCATAACATGACATTCATCAAGGATTATGAACTCAATGCTCGACAGAGCTGTAGAATTATGTGCAAAGTAATTCAGGGCAAAACCTGACGTCATGACTTTAATGTCTGTTGAACCAAACACACTTGTTCCTCTAAACTGCAACGTAGGGGCTAGTAGGAAAGGATGGCTCCGTAATTGTCCAAACACATTTTCAGCTAGAGGCCTAGTTGGCTCTAAAAGAAGTACAGCACCCTTACGCACGAGTTGCGATGGAAGGCCTGTTGATTTACCTGAACCCACTGCCCCACGTATCAGAAATTCACTATCAGCACTATGCGCAATCTGATTGGCGATGCTTGCTGCTTCTTCCCTTGTGAATTCGACGAAAGTGCCACCTATTCGATAATGCGCTACGACACGATTGCTTGTTAACTGGTTTGTCCACCAGTGTTCGAAGGTTGAATCCATTATGCTCGGTGCGAGTGGTGTATCATCAGCTAAGATGAAATCAATTGTTGTCTTCTTCTCTGCTTCAATATCTTGTATCTCATCTAAATTCTGAAACCCCACACGATTATTAATAGATGCAATGCATGTTTTAAACTTCTGTAGGATCCTAAATACAGCATCGCTCTTACTTGTATCGAATATCATTGCCAGTAGTGCAAAAACTGCAACAACTCGCTCCATGCCACTCTCGAAAACGGTCTTTGATTGGAAGTTAACAAGGTTGTATGAATGGTAGTGTTTAGACAACCTTTCGTCACGCCTTTTGAGATACTCAGCAAACTCTTCTTGCGTTGGCTTACACTCCATATCCTCTTTACATAATTTATACAATTCCCCAATTCTAACACCTAAATCACGTAATTCAAGCTGCTTTTTATAATATTTACCAGCTAAATGCTCCTTCATATACACTTTACAATGCACAATCAATTGCGTCAACAACGTTATTACTAACAAAACATTTACAAAATGCAATGCATCTCCATACCACGCCGTAAACGCGCAGAAGGTTTTCTTAAAACAATAATCAGACACACTAGATGCTGTTCCGGTGGCGTACTTCCACCCACCGGTTAGGGCACCATTCCAAACTCTCTTCATTGCACCAAAAGAGTGCTTGAGCGATGTGGTGCTTCGTTCTTTCAAATCTGGCAGATCGACTTTCCTTTCGGAGAATGAGAGTGTTGATGAAATTCTGTAATATGATGTATGCATGATTCGTGAAAATTTTTCCGACAATTTTAATGCTCTCCATTCTGCGTTTAATAGGTCTTGATATTTTTTTTCTGAGAATGCATAATACACCAAATTCATCGTTGCGAAGCCGGCATCTAAAAGTGATTCATTCATTTCTACGTCTTGAGCCATCCTAAGCAAGAGTGTTTGCACTAAGTAAGGTGCCCCTTCGGGAAATGTTGATGCGCGTACTTCCTCATATAAATGTCCTATGTGCTTGTTGATTGCTGCGCGTTGTTCCATTAAATGTTGCGCCCTAGAAACTCGCTCAGCCAGTGAATGCAATGTTGTAAATATCATTCCAATCTCTTTATCCCTTGTAACCCAATGATATAGTCCTTGTTCATATGCCTTACTATTGTGCATGGCCTTAATCACAGTTGGAGATATCAATGAAAGCAACAACAAGTATGGGTCTTGTGCGATCAAGTTCCTTAGTAGATGCGGTCTATATGCTGCCTTAATTAGGACCATAACGCCTTTGTTAATATCCACATCCTCAAGCGTACCGCCAACCAAATAATCTTTCATCTCACTCTGCAATTCATTTGATGAAAAGTCAATAAGTTGCTTAACAGTCCCAGCCTTAAGTATATGATACCCAGTTGTCACTGACCCATACGAATCAATGACATGCATCGTTTTGTTCGCGTGATCAACAAGAATGCGTGGGAGCTCAGCATTAGCAGTCTTTGGATAAAATAAAGATATGGTGTAACAAACCGATGCTAAACGTGTAAGTGTGGGCCACTCTCCAAGTTGAGGTATAAACTCATCTTTAATCAGAACTGTAAATTCTTTGGCACTTTCATCATCGACGTTCAGTAGCATCGCCAAAAAGATATTTAAATAGCAATACCCAGGTTTTGCTATATACATAGCATTGTTCACAGTCTGTGGCATTTTAATTATCTTTGGATCCCCAGATGTGCCTATAATTATGTGTCTTGCAGATGGGCTTCGATACTGTGAATATATTGGTTCTCCGACATCATTCGTTACGCAACAACATGTATACACATAACCATTGTCTATCTTGCTAATGCATGCATTGGTGAGAGGTTCCCTCTGTATCGATTCGCCGACCATTGCTGCCTGATTCTTCACAATATTCGTTGAGACCAACAATCTTCCAATTGCTAGTTTCCTAGTACAATTTGGAGATACTCGTAACTCATACGACTGATACCCGTGTGTATGATCTATTATGTCAAAATACCTCTTAAAGAACCTCTTTGCGTGGTGACCACGCTCATTCCATAAAAAGTTTCCATTTTTGTCCAACTGGTTATCGCATAACAATGACGGATTGAGCAATGCCTTTGACGCGGCTTTATTTCGAAATGTTTCAAGGGATGGCTTTCCAAAGTTATTCAAATGCTTGTTAAACCACCTCGTCAGTTCCAGGAGAGCGTCTGATGCATCACCCACCTCGCTCTCTGATGCTTCAGAAAATTTCAATAACGTTCGATTTATTACATCGATCTTCATCAATTGCGCTTTAGTTGAGTGTTGAGTTATCCTCTGGACTTCCATGCATGATTCCATTTTGAGATTACGTGGTTTTCGAACTAATGATCTCCGTACACATTCATCCAGGCTCCTAAATGATAGCAGTTCCTTGATTGTCCCATTCAGAACTGCTGTTTCATAGCGTGCTTTCATCACTTCTTGCAGCTCAGTGGTTGGCATACTTGCTAAATGCTCAAAACACTGCTTGCAAGAAATTCTCCTACAGGGGTGAACCATCTGGAATAATTGGGCCATCAACTGACCGCACATCTCTGCCGAGTTATCGGGTGTACACTTATGCGCAAATTCCATTTCAAGTGGTGTGAAGCCCTTTCGGAATCCTTCCCAGAATGGACCTGCTGGCTCGCTGTAATGATCTATTAATAGTTGGTCATCGAAGCCCAGTTTTTCTCTTGCGTCAACAAGCCTTCCCATTAGTCTGCCACGTACTATAATTTCAGAAAATGGGGTTTGTAGTTGCGATGTATTCGGAATTACAATACCACTCCAACCTTTACATATCGTGCTATCATCAATAATTTCTGCGTTTGATACATAATGCGCAAGCTGACAAACCATATTTATGTGCTGCTTATCTTGCATTTCGATTTGTACATTAACTCCACTATGATGTTTCAGTGTGCATTTCAGATATTGCTTACCACCAACCTGTGCTTTCGTGATTGGCAACACTCTATCATGATACTTTCCAATAAGTGAGAGAAAGTTGGTTGGTTTTTGCATCTGGATGTCGAGCAAGGCTTGGACCAAAGATGCGAAATCGGCTTCAGGAATGATTTTTGGTTTTCCTCGAAGATTTGATGGAATAGTCATAGACTTATTACACGCAACCTTACTAAGGTTACTTACTTTCTTTCTTTTTTCCTTTTTATTTGTTTTTCTACAATACGTTTGTACATTAGGAACGTCCACAATATCAGATTTGACATCATATTTAGGTTTTGTCATATTAGATGCATGACCCAGATTATGTACTATCTGCTCATGCCTCAGAAACTTTACCTCCTCATCTCTAGCTGCCTGTTTCATAGCTAGTATACGCCGCACTTCTTCGTCAGTGGCTGGTGCATAACAGATGGTGGTTCCTCTCATCCGTAAACCACCATAGCTTCTCCGATTGAAATAATTCGCCCAGTGACTAGTGCTGAAGTGCTTATCAAACACATCATCTGGCGTCGCCGCCTTAAGTGTTGTATCACATTCCACCTCTAGTGCCGCCATGCATTGTGGTGCGACTGTCATCTTAACACTCGTTGGCGATGCTGGCTCTATGAACCTGAGACAGCTTTGCGCTTCAAGTGCTACGGTGAACTGGCCAAAAGTGATTGTCGCCATTTGCGTCGGAAAGTTTGATTGCGAACAGAGCTACAAGGTGAATTCAAGAGCGAATGTCAAAACAGTACACAAAGAGTTGCGTAAGGTCTGAGCGTTTATCTTGAATGTCTTGCTGAGATTTGTTATTT